ATGTCGGTTTTTCATAACTGGCTGCTTGATATCGCAAGCGGGAATTACTTTATCTACATCAAACGCCTTTCTGCAAACGACACAGGCGCAACAGGTGGCCATCAGGTCGGACTTTATATCCCCTCAAATATCGTTGAAAAGCTTTTTCCATCTATCAATCATACTCGCGAACTGAACCCTTCAGTCTTCCTTACTGCGCATGTATCATCCCATGATTGCCCTGATACCCAAGCACGCGCAATTTATTACAACAACCGTTATTTTGGTAAGACCCGAAACGAAAAAAGAATTACGCGCTGGGGGAGAGGAAGTCCATTACAGAACCCTGAAAATACAGGAGCCCTCACAATTCTTGCTTTCAGGTTAAACGAACAGAACACTGACTGTTCCGAGGTAGATATATGGGTCTGCGTCAATCCCGATGAAGAGGATATCATCGAGTCTGCTATTGGCGAAATCATACCTGGAACCCTAATTTCCGGCCCTGCCGGACAAATTTTGGGCGGATTGTCTCTTCAGCAAACTCCAGTAAATCATAAATATGTTATTCCTGAAGACTGGAAGAAGCGTTTTCCTTCTGGAAACGAAATTATTCAATATGCTGCTGGCCATTATGCTAAAAACTCCAAGGATCCAGATGAGCAACTGATTGACCGTCGGCGTGTCGAGTATGATATTTTTCTACTCGTCGAGGAATTACATGTTCTTGATATTATTAAGAAAGGATTCGATTCTGTAGATGAGTTTATTGCATTAGCCAACTCTGTCAGTAATCGACGTAAATCAAGGGCAGGTAAATCACTTGAACTTCACCTAGAGAAGCTTTTTATCGAGCACGGACTACGGCATTTCTCCACTCAGGCAGTTACTGAAGGTAATAAAAAACCAGATTTCCTGTTTCCTTCAGCAGAGGCATATCATAACGTTGAATTTCCTGTAGAAAACTTACGTATGCTGGCAGTAAAGACCACCTGCAAAGATCGCTGGCGTCAGATACTGAATGAAGCAGATAAAATCCATCAGGTACATTTATTTACGCTGCAAGAAGGTGTTTCTTCAGCACAATACCGGGAAATGAAAGATGCGGGTGTCAGACTCGTTGTACCATCAACTTTACATAAAAAATACCCAGAAGCAGTTAGAGAAGAATTAATAACGCTCGGAGCATTCATTACTGAGCTGATAGAACTTTACGCTGAACTATCATAGGCTGACTCCCGGCTTAAAAGGCCGGGAGGTGTTCTCAAGGCTGCCCAGTCTTACCAGCATCAGCAGAAACAGCTTTGAGGATATAGGGTTCCAGAAGTCTGGCAACGGCTTCAAATACTGGCACCACAACGGAGTTACCGAACTGCCGATATGACTGAGTATCTGAAACCGGAATACGGAATGGTTTCCCTCCAGGTTTTTCAAACCCCATAAGGCGTGCGCACTCTCGGGGAGTCAGCCTGCGTGGTCGACGAGCCTGGTTACTCTCATTCATAAAGTCAGCCTCTCCCGTTGCCATATCCCAACCACGATCAATAAGAATTTCTGATCCGTCTTTGTGATATCTGGCAGAAAGTGTGCGTGCAATGCTTTCCTTATTCTCAGGATTGACCAACCCAAAGCCAAAACCATTCCCCTTGGCTGCATGCTTTTTGGCGTAGTTATAAAGGTACTCCCATAGTTTTGGCGTAAGTATATATTTACTGTCGACTACAGGCTCCAGCAATTCACCAAATGATGGGCGGTGTTCCGGATAAAAACGACTGATATCACGCAAGGTAAACCCCTTGTGAATATTCAGATCTCGTCTAAATCCGACCAGAACAATGCGTTCACGATGCTGAGGCAAAAAATGCTTCCCATCGATAATCTTTGGATCGTTTTTTCCCATTTCTGCAGCATCGGCAACTTCGTAGCCCAGCTCGTCAAGGGTCTCCATAATGACTTTGAAAGTTTTACCCTTATCATGGCTCTTCAGATTTTTGACATTTTCCAGCACAAAAATTGCCGGTTTTTTTGCTCGTATAATACGTGCCACGTCAAAAAAAAGTGTTCCTTGTGCTTCACATTCAAAACCATGCGCACGACCAAGTGAGTTTTTCTTACTAACACCAGCAAGGCTAAATGGCTGGCACGGGAACCCCGCAAGAAGCACATCATGATCCGGCACATGCTCATCAATATATGCATAAGCATCCGTTTCCAATACATCGGTTTTATCACTCAGCGTGACTTCCCGAATATCGAGATTGAATTTATGCACCTGTTCATCGTTAAACCAGTTGGCCTTGTATGTACGCACAGCATCTTTATTCCATTCACTGGTAAAAACACACTGGCCTCCAATGGCCTCAAAACCTTTCCGTATCCCTCCAATTCCAGCAAATAAGTCAATGAAGCGGAAAGCATATTCCGGATGGTTTGCAGGTGGTTCTGGTAGCATCTTACGCAGAAGAGACTCTTCTACTGAAGTCAACGATTTTGGTAAACACTTGCCATTAATCCAGCGGTTGATGGTTTCACGGCTCCACTCATTTTTTCCGACTTTTCTCAGTAATTCAGCCACATACTTCTGATCATAGATTTCCAGCACTTTCTCGATAAGCTTTTTATCATTTTCCTGTCGCAGCTTTTCTTCCGCCTCGGCTTCCTTCAGCAGATGCTGTGCCAACACTTCAAATTCAGACATAATTCCTCCAAGGGGTCTAATGGGTGAAACTCTATCACTCATTCAACCCAGAAGGAAATGTTTTATCTGGATATTTAAACAGTGACTACAACGTAATCTAGCACTGGTGATGCTTTGTTAGGCATAGAGAATCATTCTATATACGACTAATGACAGAAAAACAGCAGACAAGTAGTTTGTTCATAAATTAACGCATACTACGTGCCTACGGTTTTCGAGACCGGTCCAATCATCAAACGAAACATAAAATTAGCTCACATTATGAGGAAAAGTATCTTTTTTGTACTATGTAAATTCAAAGGCTTAGCCTCATTTCTCCGATGTTTTTCTCAACACTACTGGTTGTGAGCCCTTGCAATGTTCATTAATATACGTCTCACAAATAATTCATAGATATTGCAAAATGGATATTACTGAGTTTCCTTCTGGAGTAATTGAACACCTTGGCTGGTATGTATACCGATTGATTGATCCGAGGGACGGAAGCACCTTCTATGTAGGGAAAGGCAAAGGTAACCGCGTATTTGCCCATATGCGCGGTGAAGTGGCAGCGACTGATGATGACGAGTTACTGAGCAACAAGCTAAAGCAAATTAGAGAAATAAGGTTAGCAGGACTTGAAGTTATCCATGTCATCCATCGACACGGAATGACTGATGAAAAGACGGCGTACGAAGTTGAAGCTGCACTTATTGATGCCTACCCTGGGTTAACGAATATCATGAATGGTGCTGGCAGCAATGAATTCGGCGCCGCGCATGTCAAAGAGTTGATAGCAACATATCAACCCGAAACCATAACATTTCATCATAAAGCATTAATGATTTCCGTTAACAGAAGTGCAAAGGATTCAGAGCTTTATGATGCGGTTCGATTTAGCTGGCGCATTAATGTCTCTCGCGCCAGCCAAGCAGAAGTCATTCTTGCTACTGTAAGGGGAATCGTTCGAGGGGTTTTCATTGCTGATAAATGGCTCAAATCAACACGTGAAAATTTCCCTACGATGAAATACTGGGACGAGGATCCTGACTTTGAGGCAACACAAAGTTCTCGCTATGGTTTTGAAGGCCGAGAAGCCCCACCTGAAATAGCAAATCTTTATCTTGGAAAAAAAATACCAGATGAATTAAGAAAAAAAGGAGCTATGTCCCCGGTCCGTTACTCACCTAATTTTTGAGTCTTTAAGTGATAAGCATAAACCGCAGCACGATCTTGCATACGACGTGCTACGGTTTCATTTATCTCCGACCGGAAACTTCTTATACAGTGTCGATATACCAACATCATAGATGATCGCCACCTTCTGGCGAGGAACGCCTGATGCAATTAATCGCCCGGCCTGCGCCCATTGTTCTGGTGTAAGTTTGGGACGACGTCCACCAATTCGTCCCTGTGCGCGAGCAGCTTCCAGTCCAGCTTTTGTTCGTTCAACAATCAGTTCTCGTTCCATTTCAGCCAGGGCACCCATCACATGAAAGAAAAAACGCCCCATCGGTGTGCTGGTATCAATAGCATCCGTCAGGCTGCGAAAATTAACGCCACGTTCGCGCAACTCCTCAACCAGAATGACCAGATGCCGCATACTACGCCCTAGCCGATCCAGCTTCCAGACAACCAGAGTGTCACCTGCCGATAATGTCCTGAGCAGTTTTTTCAATCCCGGCCTTTCGGACTTTGTACCGCTTATCTTGTCTTCAAAAATCAGCTCGCATCCTGCACAGTTCAGCGCATTACGTTGTAGATCTGTGTTCTGGTCATTTGTTGACACACGTACATAGCCAATAAGCATGGTAGATCTCCCTGACAAAAGCAGGAATGATGCCATTTGCTCGTTATTTCTGCATTTTCATAAACGTTGGTTTGGGAGAAGCGGCAAAACGGAATGTAGGTAACGAGCAAAACCAAATTCCGGATATGGCGGCGTTTGCCAGTTCACTTTCATCAACGGGGTTTCAAAAACTCCCTTCAGGTCTGATTATTCAGTGGGGTATTGTCAGTGGAGCATCAAACTATACGGTGACTTACCCGGTAACATTCCCAAATCGTTCACTTGCGCTGTTGGCTGTGCCACATACAACGTCGGTGGCTGGTATATCTGCAATGGGCATAGCGAACTGTTCTGATATCAGCAAATCACAGTTCTATATAATTGTTGGCGGTATATCTCAGGGAGAAATTGTCAAATATGAAAGGTCCTGTTTTTGGGTAGCAATCGGTGTATAGGTATATCTATGATTTATTTCTCAAAATCGACTAATGGTTTTTTCTTTGATGGTATAAACAGCGACATGCCTGCTGACATTGTTGAGATAAGTACAGACTTATACAATGAATTAATTGCCGGACAGCAGGAAGGGGGGGAATTAATCACGTCAGATGAAAATGGTTTACCGGTACTGAAATCTCCGGCGATTGATTATGTCGCACGTGCTGAAAATCAGCGAATGCAGTTACTTGCTCATGCCGATAATGTCACAGCTGACTGGCGGGTGGAATTAATGCTTGGTGATATCAGCAGTACAGATAAAGAAAAACTATCTGCCTGGATGGACTACAAAAAAGAAGTAAAAGCCGTCGACACTTCGACGGCTCCTGAGATTAGCTGGCCTGAGTTACCGGAGGTGTAGGCCATTCAATATCTGGCGCACCGGAAGTATCGACCAGTTCCAGTGCGTCCAGGTAATCCAGCCACAAATTATATTGTGCCAGTTCCTCACCTTTCAGCCGGCCAATAGCCGCTTTACCAGGCCATTGTTTACTGTTCATATAATCGTTGGCCTGTTCAATAAGTATATTTTTCATTCCCTCCGCTTCAGCTATTTCCTGTTCCTGTGTCTTCGCTGGATATTCAGTAAGTATAGGGTAGTTATCCGGGCTATTGATAATAATTTTCCCCGTACTCTGACCATTCATAAGTTCATAATAAAGAGCATCTTCAATATCGAAAGCATCATCGGGAATATCGCTGTTGTTTTCAGAGAAAAATCCCTGAACAGATGGGGACCATTTCATTTTCATAATTTCCCAATTCCTAAAATATGGACATCATCAGCCTTACGGGCATTCCAGGTGACAATTACATCGGTAGAGTGACGATTAACTGAGATTGCGTATGCTTCGTTAGTCGAGCCAGAAACTTTTGTGGCAAACACAGCAAACAGGACACCAAATGACTGGGGCCATTTATAGCCTGACAGCTGATAATTACCATTATTCAGTGTTACAGCTTTGGCTGCTGCACTTGATGGAATCGTCAGCCACTGGAGTATCAACCCTCCTGGCAAAAGTTGTTTTCCGTAATAATCCCTCACCCCACTAAATGAAACCATGTCCGGTATCTGATTTTCCCCTGTGCCCACATTCCGTTTTGCCGCTTCTCCCAAACCAAGGTTTTCGAGAGCCGTTTTCACCGTGCCATCCGATTTGATATCGCTAAACGGATTCTTGCGGCTTAACAGCAGCGCACGAAGCGCGGTAAGCAGCTGGTCATGCCGCCCCTTCTCCAGGCTGGCACCGGATGCCTCCACCACGCTGCAGAGTTCTTCCTGCAACATATCAAAGTAGTCATCATCAAGATCGGTGGCAGGTGTGCCGGTCTGGGGGTTACCACGGGTAAAACCGTTTTTACCCGCGCCGAACTTATCCTTCTGCGCGGTTTTCGTGTCTATACGATGCATGGATTACTCCGGATATTTAAAAATTACGTAGGTATGCGACGGGCAGAGTTTGTTAAGCACACACTCGACAACGGTGTCGCCCCATATACGCAGCGCGGAATCACAGGGATCGCCACATGTCATCCAGGTGGTGTTGGTGGCGGCTGGCATGTTGATCTGCCAGTAATACCGCCATTCCGGCGCATTCACCTCGTCAGTACAGGCCGATGAGCAGGTGAAGGTGCTTTTGTCGTATCGCGTGATGGTGGCATCTGGCCTGCCCAGGGCAGCAAGCTGTGCAAGATAAAAATCCTCGTTGATGCCGCCCGCCAGGTTAACCTTCGCATCCAGCCGTTGCTGACGCTGGCGAAGGGTCTGCGCTCCCGCCGGAATACATTCATCCGGCAGACCGCACAGACGCTCCCAGCGGTTTATCAGTTCAGTGGTGGTGCGCGGATCCAGCTCCCGCATCAGGGCATCCGCACGCTGATGAACGCGGGTTAATGACGGTGCCGCACCGGCAATCGCCGGATCTCTGGCTGACCACGCCGGACCGGGTGGCAACAGTGCCGACAACAGACGGATGTAATCATCGTTTGTCACGTCCATGAAATCGTCCCCAGAACCGCCAGTTCATTTTTCGCAATGGAGATATTGTCTGCCGGTGCAAGCAACTGATGGCTATATTCCCCGTTCGCACCGGAAATCGCCTCACTGATACGCGATACCTTCAGTTCTCCCTGCGGATAACCATCACGCAGAAGAAACGAACGCAACTCCGCGGTGATGGCGGCTCGTATTTCTGGTGTGTCCGGCGTCACGCGGATATGAAAATCCACCGTATGTGCCACCGGCCTGAATACATACAAATCAGAGCCTGCCACCGGGGCCAGTGGCACGATATGTTGTCTTGCTGCCGTTTCCGTTGATTCTTCCGGAATGGGATTAATCAGGTCACTGCTGGCAATCATCACACCGACAGTTCCCGTTCCCATCCAGTGACGGTATGTCCATGCGCGGGTAATGCCGGGCACTTCTTTAGCCCAGACGACATAGTCCCCGTCAGCCCCGCCCTGAGGCGTCCAGTAATACCGCTCAATGACGCGGGCGCGCCACGTTTCCAGCTCTTCAGTATCAAATCCGCCTGTAAGGGTGTCAGCCACACCGGAAGACGGCAGACCATTCACCGGCGTGACCAGGATTAATGCCGTACCGTCGTCAGCGTTACCGACCGCACCTGCACTTGAGCAGGCGATCGGCACGCGCAGGACACCACCGGAGCTGGTTGCATCGGCAGTTGCCGTGTACTGAACCAGGTCATCGCGCTGAATAACACTCCCGGCGGTCACCTTCAGGCCATCGCTGACACCTTCCCAGCGCATATACCCGCTGGCAGCCGTGGCCCCCTTGCGCGGACACCGTTTCATCGCAGCATGTCGCGCCAGCCAGGACTCATCGCACAGGTCAGGCAGCATGTTCATTGCCAGATAATCGATGTAACCGTAAACCGTATGCAGCGCCGCCGCATACACCTTTGCCCGCACGTCTTCATCCATGCGCCGGAGCGTGTCGCTGACGTCCAGCCTGGCGAATAAATCGTTACGGAGCATACTGATATTTTCTGCCAGCGTCGGGCGCTGAAATTCACTGTCCGCCATGCGTTATCGCACTCCACAGATCATCAAAAGAAATCATTACCGGTCCGTCACGACGCCAGAGAGTGATACTGTTACCCAGTTCATTAATCCCGGTGCGGCGGATATCCAGATCAATACGGGACACCACGCCGTCATCAATCATCCATTGCAGGCATTCGCGGATATACCCCCTTACCGTCTGCACCAGCTGATTGGTCAGTTTGCTGCGCTGAAGCAGCCACAGTCGGGAGCCGTAACGGTCATTCTGTACCGCAGGCCAGGTATCCCCCCACCATCCCATCGGGACGTCGGCGTTGTCATCAGGCTCCGCCCGCCGCCAGGTAAACAGGGAAATCACCACGGCGCGGGTCAGCGGATCCAGTTGTGCGCTGGCGCAGGTGCGTTTACCGTTCACCGTCAGCCACAGTTCCATCATGCCTCCATCGCTTTATCAGGTTTGTCGGTGTTACTGCCCTGACCGTTCTCTCTGTGACGATGCCCGTTATAGGCAAGCCGCATCGCTGACATGGTGGTGCCGGTGGAGTCGCACAGGTCTTTCACCTGTCCGGTCACTTCTAGGTCCATTTCAAAACGTGCCTTAGGCGCATTGCGAAACGTGATCGTTTTACCTGCACCGTCCACCACGATCCCCTCCCGGGCCAGCGTCACGGACTGCCCCTGATCGTCATAGACAGCCACCTCACCCGTCTGCAGCCCTTTCAGGCGGTAGCGCCGGTCCGACACCGTAACAACCACCGCATGAGAACGGTCGCCATCCGGAAACAACACCACCGCTTCCGCACCGCTGTTTGCCCTTGCGGTAAAACCGTAGGGTTCAAGATGTTCAACCCCGGCTTTGGGTTCACCGGCAATCAGGGACACATCCACGGTCTGACATTTCGTGGCGGCACTGATGCTTTTCACCACTGCCCGCCCAATCAGGCCGAGGAGTTGTCGCTGCATGGCTTCAATCGTCCTCATCAGAACGGGTCCTCCTGTACTCTGGCTTTTTTCTTTTTCCGCGCGCCGGGGGCTTCGGGTTCAGGCAGATAAGCATCAGGTGGGCCGACACGGATTTCCGTCATGGTGCCGTTCTGGTCCTGAGTGAACGTGACTTCCGAGACAAGCAGTTCGGTATTGTCGAAACCACAGACCGGATCGAAGACAATCACCCGCTGGTTGGGCTGCCACAGCGTACCGTTACCCTGTCGCCAGCCCTGCACCAAATAGGTGGTTTCATCCGTCCGCGCCGCCCGTTGTCGGGCTTCAAAGTCAGCACGCGCAATACAGCCTGCCCCCGTGGCCTGCCCTGTCTGCCTGATATACATCGGACGGTAACGGGCAATAAATGCGTCCTCTGTGCGGGCCCGCAGCGCGGTGGTGGTGGCCTCACCGAAATCATCGTCGTTCCCGGCACGCTGCCCCGCCACCTGGTAAACAGAAAATCGCTCCCGGATACTCTTCTCCGTATCGCAGGAAAGGATGTTTTCCCCGAGTACCAGCGCAGTATGTGCCCGCGTTGAGCCAATACCGCCAATCACCAGCCTGCCGTGCGGGTCGTCGTAAGCCAGTGCCTGCTGCTGACCGAGTATTTTGTTGATTACCTCAATCACCGTTTCACCGTGATCAGGCTGAACATCAGGAATAACACCCGACGGCGCACCGCTGTTCACCACCTCAATGCCGAAAGGCGCAGCAAGCGCCTGCGCAATCTGCACCAGCGAGCGTCCGTTAAACTGTGTCGGTTCGGCTGCACAGTCAATCAGGTCAGCCGTCAGACTACGTCCGGCAATACCGGTGCTGACCGAACGGGCATCGTAACGAACGGGAGTCGCCTCCACCCAGCCGGTGATCACCAGCTCATCACCAATCAGCACTTCCACTTTTGAACCGTTTTTAATGCGCGGCTGAAGCGTGGTGATACCCTCATCTCCCGGCCACTGGCGAGTGATCTCCACACTGAAATCCCGCGCCAGCCGTTCAATACCGGCACCGATGCGCACCGATGTCCAGCCATTCCACTCCCGGCCATTTACCCGTAGCGTGACATTGTCGTTCATTGCACTGGCACCTTCAGAGGGATCACCGGCACAAAGCCGGGATGCGTAATGGCATTACGCCGGATAATGTCCGCGTCACGCGCCGCGTTATCAAACCAGGTCGCCGCCAGCACCAGCGCGGGTAAAACCTCATCCGGTGTGCGCTGAATGATCCGTGCAGACTGTTCAAGGCGCGTGTTGATATCCGCATTCAGATCTGCTTTCACCCGGCGCAGCGCCAGAAACAGCGCATCACTGGTTGTACGGGACAACTCCTTATCAATTGCCGTATTCAGTGTGTCGCGAATGTCAGTCAGTTCTTCCCACGTCGGCAGGTCAACCGTGTTTTTCACCGCCGGTGCATTGTTCAGTGCCGGATGCGTGACGGAAGGCCAGCCAGTGCTCTGCGCAGGTGTTGTTGCCTGCCCCACTGCGGAATTCTGCATCACCGCGGAAGTTGTTGGCGCAGGCAATCGGGTGACGGCATACGCCGCTTCACTGATTGCGGTCGTACGAAGGGTGCTGGCAACCACATTACGCTGCTGCGTAGCCGTGGCGGTGGTTTTACTGTCCGTTTTCCAGACACCGCGCGGTTGCAGATCGCTGCCGAGGCTGACACCGGAAAGCGTTTTGATCATGGTGACCAGGTCGCTGGCGTTACCATAAAGGCGTTTCCCGGTACGCCACATTTTCTGCACCTGCTCAACGAGATTTTTGCCTGACGATGGTGGCGGCAGAAGTACCGAGATATCCCCCTGCAACAGCCTGGCAGCATCCGATACGGCAGAATCCACCACTTTCATCGCATCAGAAACATACCCAAGCATTGTGCTGACATTACCAACGACGTCGTTCTGCACGAAATCCGCCACGCCATCGATACTGAAACCTCTGAAGCTGTCACTGATGCAGTCATCCAGTGCAGAACAGGATGACATCAGCGTCTGCGCCGTCGCCGCACCTGAAGTGGGGTAAGAGAGTTCTCCCGCTTCGACAAACTTCAGGTCAAAGCGGACAATACGCCCTTCACTCTTCGATGTGCTGACCCGAACTTCCCCGTCAACACAGACTTTCAGCTCACCATATGTCGGGTGGACAAGCGTGCCGGGACCGGGTTTATTCAGCGCTTCAATCAGGCGATCTCGCTGGTCAAAGCAGTCATCTCCCACCACATAAGCTGTGATGGACGGGCGGAAAGTGACTTTTCCCAGATCTTCGGTATAGGGTTTGTCGCGGTTCGGGTATTCATGTGTTTCCACACGGCGACCGGTTCCCGCACTTTCTTCTTCAACCTTAAACGGCACACCTCGAAATGACGCATCCTGAAGCCTGTCTTTCCACGTCATATACACTCCGAAAATAAAAAAGCCACCTATTAGAAGGTGGCCTTGTAATGAATTTTATTAATTAGCGAGTCAGAAACAACGAATCTTTATACTTTTGCTGTTGTTCATTTAAATACTTAGCTGTTTCATCGCTGGCAAATGGAAATATTACCGTATTTTTAGGCATGGTAATTTCTTTTTTGTCCAGCGTCAGAGTAAACATAGGAACATACTGAGCAGAGTAACGCACCGCAGAAACGAGCTCTAGTTTAGACTCTTCAATAACACTTAAATTATCCAGGCTAACTTTCTCTTCATCTTTTTTCTTTGACGCATTTAAAGTTTTTATTACTTTATTTAATTTCTCCTGAAAATCCTCCTTAAAGTTTTCAGGATTGCCGTCGACAACAAGAATCTGTTCACCCTGATTATCTGGAAAAATAATCTTTGCACTTATCAATTTATTTTCTTTATAAACATCACCAAGTTTTATGGCTCCTCCAGATAACTGAATAATATGTTCATCTTTAAAGGAGATGTTGCCAGAGATTATGAGAGATGAAAAAATAGCCGCTACTCCAAGAATTACACTTGCTGTGATATAGCCTTTCATTTTTCGCCTATTAACATTTTTCTAAATGTGCATTAATTCTATCACTCTATTTATGACTTACAACCAGCAATACATGTGAGGGGAATCCTGGCTACCAAAATCGGGTATAGCCAACATCGTGATTTATATCAATGCCACTGGAGCGTGTTTCCGTAACCCGCATACCTGATGGCATATTTATAAATGATACCTTGATCTCACCATCAACTTTTGGCGCGGTAGCTTTATTAATCATGAAGGGATTCGAGCCTGTGGCATCGGAGGCGTTGTTTGCCTGAGCCGGATCCACCGCCGGATAAGGAGTGTATCCCCGTGCCGGTATTCCCGTCCCATAAGCATCATAAGCACCCGCGCCCCACTGCGCAGAGTTAATGGCATCGACCGTGTCACCGGAACTGTCGGTAAACCACTCAATAATTGGCTTCAGCTTGTCCCACATATCCTGAAACCACTTAACAACCGGCCCCCAGTTATTGATCACCATCCCCAGCGGCGACCAGGCAAAAACTTTCTTAAGGAGTTCCCAGCCAGCCTCAAAATAAGGACCAATGGTTTCCCAGAGTTTCTTAAAATAAGGTCCGACAACATCCCAGTTAGTGATAATTAATCCCGCAGCCAGGGCTATCGCCGTCGCAATCATGCCAATCGGCGTCATCGACATGATCCTGCTGACAATACTGATGGCACCGCCAACGCCCATCAATCCCAGTTTCAGAATCGCAAGACCGGCAGCAAGCCCGACGACGCCGCGAATAACCCGGGGATTTTCATCCGCAAACTTCGTGAATTTTTCCCCCAACTCCCCCAGCCATTGCGTGATATTTTTAGCGTCACCAGAAAATGCGCCGCCAATAGCAGCAAGACCGTTAGTTGCGGTCCCCGTCATTGCCTCCCACAGGTTGGACAGCGTACCAAGCTGAGCCTGAACACGTTTATTCAGGCTGGCCTGTTTATTCATCTTCTGCTGGATCTGATCGTAGCCATCCTTTCCTTTATCGATCAGGGCATTGACCACCTGAAGGGTTTCGGCATCATCACCAAATATTGCCTTAAGTACGCCTGTTCGCTTAACGTCGGTCAGTTTTCGCAACTTTGCCAGTTGCCTGAACATGTTATCAAGACCGCCAAAACTTCCTTTGCCGTCAGTAAAATCGAGCTGTACCCCGAGTTTCTGGCGGGCCATGACTTTATTGACGTCCCTGATTTTCTTAACACTTAATCCGGACTGGATAACTTTTCGCAGGGCATTACCTGCCGACTCCCCGTTCATCCCCATCTGATCCATCATGACGCTGATGGGGGCAAGGCTCTGTGCAGCCTGAAGACCGTCCTTGTTCACCATCTTCAGAACAGAACTGGTTTTAGTGAAGAAGGACAACATGTTGGTATCGTCAACGCCCAGATAAAACGCCTTCTGGATAGTGTCGAACAGCCCCATCATGTCTTCTGACGCCGTTCCGGTAGCATCCTGCATCTTTGCAGCAAACTCAGCAGCCGCTTCCGGTGTTTTTTTCAGTTGTACCGCAAGATAAGCTGTCGCTTTACCCACACCACCCAGAATGTTTTCTGCCGGGATCCCCTGCCGCACCAGCATCTGCATCATGTTCTGGAAATCAGCCGTTGTACCGGGTAGCTGGTTACCCAGGCCAATAGCCAGTTTATTGATGTCCTGAAAGCTCTTTCCAACCTCGCCGTTCGCATCCATCATGGCGACTTTCAGCCCGGTAGCGGCGTTTTCCTGATCGGCATAAGATTTCAGGGAAAGCGTCAGCCCCGCTGCCAGTCCTCCACCAAGCGCCAGCCCACCCTGTGACGCTTCTTCCGCCTGGCGTTTAAATCCCCGGATTTTCTTTTGCATTTTCGACAGCGCGGGAGAAAGCCTGTCGACACCGGTGATCAACGCCTTAAGCTCAAATTCAGCCATGTGTGCGTTTCTCCTGCTCTATCCTGTTTGCCTGACTGACCAGCAAGGGAATTTCACTGATCGGCATATTCAGCAATTCGAAGGGATTAATGCGCCAGTAGCTGGCGCAGTCAAAGAAGCGATCAGTGAGGTATTCAGCCGTCAGGCCTGGAGGAAAAAACCAGCCACAAGCCACGCCGCTGCATTCAGGTCTGCCGGAGACATCTGGTCGACAGAGCTTTGCGGCACTTTCGCCAGCCGCACAATGTATTTCGACACCACATGCGCCAGAAGTCTGACGGACTCATCCTGATTCATCTGGTAGGGATACCCCAGCTCGCCGACATCTTTCCCGGTGGGCTCATCAAACTCCAGTACGGAGAGTGTCTCGCCATGAGCGGTAATCGGTTTCTTTAACTCAAGCTCTTTCATTACTGGTAATCCCCTTCTTCACCGTGGAACTCAAGATCGACCGTGCCTTCTTCGGCATTATGGTTCGCTTCGCCGTGCAGCCAGGCAGACGACAGTACATAGACCTGACCGTTCGCCAGCTCGGCAGTGATGGTCATCTCATCAGACGAGGTGATTTTGCTCACCGGAAAATTCTTCGGCACCTTGAAGGTCCCTTTGACATAAGGCGCACGGTGAGTTTCCTTGCGGTCCACTGAACCGTCCAGGCCGATGATGTCATCATTGACCGTCCTGTTCATGGGCACCTCAATGCCGCCGGTCAGCGATAGCTGCTGACCGTCAATTTTGAAATAACAGGTTCCCCCGATACGGGCCATTATGCGGACTCCTCTGAATACTGAAGACGGAACTGGTTAACCACGGCAAAGACACGCAACTGGTTAACATAGTCAGGCGGGAACAGCGTGTTCAGGCGGTTCGGATCGCTGGCATCACGCTCCACAACTAGGTACTGCTTAAACAGTGCGTAGTTTTCCACGATCCCCGCACGCTCAAGCTGACGGTAGGTTGCCAGCAGTTCCCCTTTGATCACCGCCGGGGTGACAATCGCCTGACCGGGACCAAAGCGGGTACCGTCACTGGCAAGCTTGTGACGCCCGTACTTACTGGTAATGACGGATTTCAGTTTGCGCAGTACATACGCGCTGGTATGCAGAGTCTCACTGTCTAGGTAGCTGTTATCCGCAACCCCGTAAGCGTTTTTCCTGTACGTGGTGACATCACGCTGAATGCGCAGTACCCCGCTTTCGACATACGCCGTTGCCACGCCATGAGACAGCAGGGTCTGTTGTTCGGTCATCGTGAACCGTTTCCCCTTCGGCGCAGGCAGCATACCCACCAGCTCACCGGTCTGCGTGGGACGTGCCGGATCGTTGCGAATAAACACCGCTGCGCGGGCGGTACGGCTTGCCGCCAGTTCGTCGGCAGGCGTCTGGGTCTCTTTTTCGTACCCCGCCAGGGTAATGTGCTGCTGGTTAAACTGGTCACCTGCGGTCACCAGTTCTGACAGCGTGCCGATCTTTGCCGTATACACATGACCATACAGCTGACGCGCATAGCTCCAGCGACCGCTGGTATCGTTCATCTCGGTCACCAGCGTGTTAACGGAGGCCGTGTCGTTGAACGGCAGGCCGATATAATCAAACGGCTCATCCGCCATTGCAGCCACCGCGCCGGTGAGAACCGGAGCGCCCGTTCCGGCGGTCCCCGTCGCCACGGCAATCTGTACGCCCGCTGGCAGCACTTCGCCCCCACCAAAGCCGTAGTAATTGAGGCTGACAGGAATTTCATTCCCGCAAAGCCCCTTATGACGCGCGGTCAGCGTGACCACGCCTGCCGAAGATGAGGCCGTAAACGGCAGGGCCGGAACGGCATTAATGGCATCTTTGATACTGCCGGCAATCGTCGTGACGTTATCGCCGTTGGTCACCGGTGCCTGCACGCGGGTACGTCCCACATAAACATTCACCGTGCCGGTTTCGGTTGCCGCCCCGGTCACCGTCAGCGTAACCGTTGCCGCCGCGCCTGTGGCTTCCGGAACGGCAATCACATACAGCTCGCCAAACGGGTCAGTCTGGCGATAAGCCTCGACCATACGCGCCAGCTGACTTCCCGCACCACAAATCTGGCGTGCATAGTCTGCCGACGGCATCAGCACCAGACTGTTGGCAACAATCTCTGCACCGTTATTGGCATGACCAATCAGCAGCGATGCTCCGCTGTCCTGTGCAGTATTCGCCGCCGAGTTATCCATTTCCGCATAAAACAGCGGAACCAGCGTATTCGACGGAATGGTGTTAAAGCTTATCGTCATCGGTGTTCACCTTTTTATTCACGCGCCGGATATCACCCGCGGCTTCACGGCGCAGCCAGTAGTTGTTCTCGTCAACATTTCGCCCTTCGGCGGGCAAAAGGTCGCCGCGGGCAGGGTCAGGCACTGACCGCCCTTTAACAGGTTTCACAAACATGAGGATCCTCAGGAAGGAAGGGTTATTTCGGTGTGATGTTCGATATCGCCGTCAGGCCCGTTACCGGGCTCGAGATAATCAACATCAATCGCCAGCGTTTGCAGTTCATCCAGACTGTTCAGATCATCCTGCTGGCGGGTATCGTCTTCAGTCAGCTCGCTGATGACCGAAAAATCGAACTGATAAATCAGCTCATGACGATTCAGATCCAGCAGCGTGCCGCCGTCATAGGTAATCGGGTTACCGCACGCTTCCGGGTTCCAGCCCAGCAGGGCCTTAAAGAGCATCTGCCGGACATCGTCCACCACATCATATGAGGCAAACTGACCGCGCTCATCACGCCCGTTACTCAGTATGACAACCACGGAGAAGCCCTCTTTCAGCTCCTGCCAGTAGTCGGTCTGGCTTTTGTTTTCTCCCGGAGAGTCATCACCCGGTACCACATACGCCGCCGGGAGTCTCAGCTTTCCGACCTCCGGCAGATTTTTGAACTGTGCCGCGCCTGCCACCCGGTTTTCAAAATACGGGCAGCGGGCACGCAGCGCAGCAATAACAGGCGTCAGTTTCATCTGTGTCGTCGCTCCGGCTTCAGTGATTTACGCAATTCCCGCGCCAGAAAATAGCGTGTCCAGCTGCGGTTCTTTTCAAGAGTTTCCACCATGAAGTTATTACGTGGAGCCAGTCGCCAGCCGCTGCCACCGGATGCGCCACGATGATGACTACGACGACGTTTTGCTCCTCCCCGGACACCAAAAAACAGAAACGCCGGATAGAAGTCACCAGAGATCATCCGGTTCCCCTTCCCGTTGCGCTGGTTAGGGGCAATGCGTGTCATAAAACCGGCTCGCTTTTTACTGGCTCTCGGCACCATATAACCAATCGAACGAGCCAGGCGTCCGGTCTGATAACCGGGGTTTTCACCCGGTGCCGACCGCGCACGGCGCATCACCAGCCGACGGGCATCACGCATATGACGCTGCCCAATCGTGACAAACGCCCGCCGGACACGGGCGCGGTTAAAGCGCATCTCGGCGGGCTGCTGAACATCAACGTGAAAAAAGGGAGTCGCCATTGCTGCCTCCGTGACTCTGCCTACATTCGCCCAGCTCCGTACACTCCAGCAGCAGAAAGCGCCGCGCCCCGTTCAGATCACGCTGACGTTTCACCCGGTACACACTGTCATCACAGACCACCTCATAATCAGCGGTGATCCCCCGGCGGTAACGAATGGTGATGTAATGGGTGATGGCGTCCCCGGTCTGCGCGGTTTCCTGCCAGGTGGTGGCACTGGTCTGGATAACCTTCGCCCATGTCCGGAACGTAACCGGGTATTGAGGCTCCACGCCAAAGTTATCCGCGGGCATATCCACCCGCTGGCGGATCAGGACGCGTTTATTCAGTTCACCGGGGTCCGGCAGAATGTAGGTTGCGCTGGTCTGCGCCTGACGAATTTTCATTGCGGAAAGTACCTGTACGGGCCGACAAGCCAGCCAAAACTCTGCGGCATGTCGAGTTTCTCCACTTCCGTAACCGACGAGCGGTTTTCGTAAAAATGGCTGATAAGCATCAGCATCCCCAGACGAATATCATCCGGCAGGTGCAGCCCGTCCGGATCGCTGTCCGGAATGGTTTCATCCGGTGCATAGAGCTTCCGGTTCAGATACGTTTCCGTCCGCTTTTGTGCCGCACAGGCCAGCAGTTGCAGATGGCGGTCATCAGCATCGAAATCCTCATCCAGCCGGAGTTGGGCTTTAATCTCTTCCATTGTCAGAAGCATACTCAGCCCTCTTTACTGGTCGTGGCTTTTTTCTCTTTTGTCGCTTTACTGCTTTTTGCACTGGTTCCGCGCTCTGCTAACCCGGCCTGAAGTGCAATCTCCTGCACCCGGGCAGGAAGCGCCCCGTCGTCATACTCACCGGCCCGAATGACCTCAACACGCATACCGTCCGGTGACCATTTCAGATCTTGTTTCAGGATCATGATTCTTCACCCGTCAGAACAGGGGCGCGGTTCCGCGCCCCTGAGTGATTACGCCACTGCAATCTTCAGCAGTTTGATGGCCTGCGAATCGACCAGCATGCCGCCGGTGCGTTTGGTGGTATAAAAACCGACAAACGGTTTATTGGTGTACGGGTCACGCAGAATGCGGGTGCCGATACGGTCAACGATGGTGTAACCCCGTTTGAAGTTACCAAATGCAATGGCTTTCGCATCAGCGGCGATATCCGGCATCTGTTCGTTTTCAGCGATACCGTAACCCGCCAGAGAGGACGGCTGCCCCAGCTCCAGCCCCGGACGCCACAGATAGTTACCCTCGCTGTCTTTCAGCAGACGGATGGCAAACAGGCTATTGTTGTTCATCATGAACTTCGCGCCTGTGCGGTGTGCCTTACGCAGCGTGTAAATCAGTTTGATAATGGCGTCTGCGGTCACCGCCGTCGCGTCGCCGGATACAATATGCTGAAGTTTGCCGAACGCCCGGACCTTATCGGTTTCATCCGTGGATTCATACGCCAGGAACCCTTTCGGCTTCTTGGTACCATCGCCGGTGGTAAAGGCAATTTCTTCCTGTTCGGCAAATTCGGTTGCCAGCTCGCTGTTGATCCATGCTTCCACGTTGAAAAAGGCATCATCCAGCATTTTCTGGGTGGCCTGCGGGTTACCGTAGATTTCCCCCATGAAAGGTTCAATCAGGCCCAGTTTTGAGGTGGCAGTCTGGGAGCGCGCGTCAGTCTCACCAACCCATCCGGAAGCCGTGCCGCCCAGATTCACCAGTTTTTTGTAGTCGGAACCACCAACGGTGATCACCGTGGCTTCCTGGCGCATCACCACTTCATCTTTCAGCAGGGTGAGAATGTTGCGATCCAGTGCTTCCGGCATGGCATAGCCGCCGTCTTCATCGGTGCCCACCTGTAATGCCTTGCGCTCCAGATCGCGCAGACCATCTTCACGGCCTTTACGCAGGAAGCCCACAAACGCTTCTTTATGCTCGGTGGCCAGTTTATTTTGCGCACCACCTGCCGGACGTTTCAGCTCAAGCAGCTCTTTTTCAAGATCGCTTTTGAGGTTTTCCAGCTCGCTGAGTTTCCCGTTCAGGGTTTCCACCTGCCCGGCAAGCTTGCCTTTTTCCTGCTCAATCGCATCCACGCGCTTGTCGTTCTTTGCTTTGAAGTCGTCAAACTTCTGCTGCAGCTCCTGCGCGACCTGTTCGACATCTTTAATATCAACCGCCATCGTATTTCTCCTGATTAGAAGTTCAGATTTTTCAGTGCATTCAGTGCAGAGCCCACATCCTCAGCGTCGCGCAGGGACAGTGCGCCATAGCCCCCGGCCATGAATGCTTTGGCCTGGGTACGGGAGAGTCCGACATCACGCAGGACTCTTTCGATTTTTTTCTGTTCGGGGATTTCCCCGCGGGCCAGTGCGTTCTTGACGTCGCTGATCCGCGCCTCGTCGTTAGACGGGAACGTCACCAGGCTGACTTCCCAGAGGTCAATTTCTTTCAGCAGAAAGGCTTCTTTGCTCCGGTCGTATTCCCAGTCTTTCAGGACGTACCCAATAGAAAGGCCGGTTAACGAACCGGCCTTCATGTGTGCATGTGCGCGTTTTGCGAGGGGATCATCATCAATAAGCAACCGTCCCCTGACGTAAAGCCCGACATCGTCTTCCTTCATTTCAGTGTAAACACCGATGGGTTCATCCATGCGGTGCTGCCAGAGCAGCGCAGGTAACGCTTTTCTGTCACTCCACGCCCGCAGGGAAGCAGCAAATGCCCCGGACATCACCACATCATCGTGGCTGTCCTTTACACCAAAGACGGAGCCATACCCTTCAAACTCACCGGAGTCACTGACAGATTTCAGACTCAGCGGTACATCAAGACGTTGTTTCGTCTGCATTGGCGTTATCCTTCTGCTTACCGGCTTTACTGCCATCGGAGGGTTCCGTGGTCATGTTCATCGGTGTGAGATAGACATCACCACCGGGTCGTGGATTCATATCTTCCAGGTCGCGGCAGTCATTGGGAGAGTAAATTCCCCAGTTGATCCCGGTGGCGTAGGCTTCAAAACGGGACTTCATATCCCCGCGCAGTAACGCCCCGGCGTTAAATTTGGCGTAATAAACGCCCTGCTTACTTTTTCGTACCAGTCCGGTGTTGATCCGCTGTTCGATGCGGGTCAGATACGGCACCAGTGAATAGTTGATAAATCCCAGCCCCAGCTCTTCGATATTGTTGAAGGTGGCGCGATCGGTGTTCTGCACCATGTGCAACGGCACCCGGAACAGACGACAGATTTCTTCAAGCTGAAACTTGCGGGTTTCCAGGAACTGGCTGTCCTCGGCGTTCAGCGCCATCGACTTCCAGTCCAGCCCCATCTCAAGGATCATCGGGCGGTGAGCATTGCCAAGCCCGGTGTGACGCTCCTCAAAATCTTTCTTCAGGCGCTCATAAGCCTGATCTGACAGCGTCTGCTCTGTACGCAACACACCCGACGTCACCGCGCCATTGCTGAACAGTCTGGCCCCGTGCTCTTCGGTCGCTGCCGCCAGCGATATTGCCTCGCGGGCATAGGCGATGGGATTCAGCCCCACCAGTCCGTCCAGCGTCAGCGTGCGCACATGCCAGATATCCTCCTGGCTCAGTACATCCGTGGAGCCATCCGGGAATGTGACCTGATAGACCGGCTCCCAGCTACTGTTAAGCTTCGGTACCACACAGCCGGGATCGACGGGCAGCAGTTCAGCCACTTCGCCAAATGCTTTCACTTTGTAGGCGTAAAAGTTTCCCCGCAGGCACAGACAGGTGACCACCAGCTCCCAGAACTCCTGCGGCGTCATATAGCCATTGGGATGCGTGGAGATCAGCTTATGCAGACGTTCGCCAGCGGCTCTCTGCTTCAGACTGCCGTTCAGGTGATACAGGTTGCAGGGCAACATCCCGACCGACTCCGCCAGCACCCTGACACAGGAAAAAACCGCCGTCAGTCGCATGGCCCGCTGGCTGCTGATCTGCTTTCCGGTATAGGTGTCGTAGGACAACCCGATAGCATCCGCCAGCTCTGCTGGCGTGGTCATCGGTGCGTCACTTTTTCGTTGAAATAATCCCGAAAAGAACACTATTTACCTCCGCCGACAGACGACTGTGTACGGTCAAGATATCGCGCCACCAGCCACGACCAGAACAGGCACAACGCCCCGGCAACAACAAACCCCGCCGGGGGATAAATCAGCCAGGCACCATACGCCAGCAAAAGCGCCCCCAGCACGCCCACCAGAGGCGCGAGAATCAGCATGATCATAATTACCTCAGTTAAAGCGAGCGGATCCCATAGGACTCAATGTGGTCAGACAACGTGTCTTCTTTCTCGTACAGCATGGCTCTGCCAACCGCCATAATCAGCGCAACTGCACCATCGATTTTGTTTTCCGCCTGCTCTTTGACGGGCTTCACCACATCATCGTTACCCGGAATGGTTTTGCCGACCACGTTGCCGATACACCAGGTCATGATGGGATTGCCATCATGATGAAAGCGCCCCGATTCAATTGCCGCTTCCAGCTCTTTCATCGGGTCGGACATGTTGGTGTAGTTCTGAATGATAGTGATGGGGTTCAGGTCTTCATCAGCAAGGTCATGTGACAACCCGGTCGCCCCGAAGGGGTCGATGGGTGACTCACTGACCGGGCTGATTTTGTTCGCCGCTTTGGCCTCCTCGAGGATGTAGCGATAATCCACCTCCGCACCATCGGTAACGGTCAGAACGCCCATTTCCACCCATTTCTGAAAGCGTTCGGCTGTCCGGCGATCTTCATTTTTCTCGACGCTGTACACCGTGTCATACGGTACCCAGAAACGCGGGGCCACACTGTAGTAATGCGTTTTACCATCAATCTCGCGGGTATAAAGTCGCGCCATGCTGTTCATATCCAGCTTACGCGCCAGGTCAAAGGCCAGAATGCACGGCTGCCCCTCGAACTGCTCAAGGGTCAGTGATTTATCCTCGCAGCTCTGCCAGCTCACCAGGTTGAAATACGCCGAACGCGCCGACACCCAGATATTGAGGTGTTTTGTTTTAAAGACGTTTGCCAGACGGGCGTTATTTTTCGCACGCTGCTGCTGACTTAACAAAAATTCGCGATAAACCGACACGCCAATATTTGGATTGGCTTTTTCCAGCACCTGCGGGTCGGTCCAGTCGTCACCTTCATCAACGGTATAGATGATCCCGAACAGTTCATCGTTAGGCACCGAGCCGTTGAGCATCTCGATGACTTCCCGCCGTTTGTCGTAGCACGGCCCCTCAATGTTGTACCCGGCGGTAGTGATAGCCCACATCAGTGGCTGACGTCGCGCCCCCATCCCGGTAAGCATCGTGGTGTAAAGCGCATCTGTGGCGTGCTCGTGATATTCATCCACCACCGCACAGTGGGGTGATGAACCATCACCGGGGTTACCGATCAGCGGTTCAAAACGCGCACCATCCTCCGGACGGTTCATGTTTGAGGCGTTAACCTCAATCCCGAACGCTTCCGTCAGCATGGGTGTGCGTTTACACATCAGTCTTGCCGGACGAAAGACTTCCCATGCCTGTTTCTCCGTCGTGGCACCGGAATACACTTCCGCGCCGAACTCGTTATCACAGGCAAAACAATACAGGGCGACACCGGCAGAGATTGCCGATTTGCCGTTCTTACGGGGGATTTCGGTATACACCTCACGGAAGCGGCGCAGCCGGGAGCCTTTATTGACCCAGCCAAACGCGCAGCAGATCACAAAGAGCTGCCACGGCTCCAGCGTGATGGGCATCCTCTTAAATGCCCACTCACCCTTGGTGTGCGGCAACAGCTGAATAAATTTCGCGGCCCGTTCAGCCAGGTCCTTGTCGAAGCGGTAACGAAACGACTTACTTTTTTCCTCCATCAGGTCATCAAGATGGCGCTGGCAGGCCTGAATCACAAACTGGCAGGCCACAATCTTTCCGCGCACGACATCACGGGCATACTGATTGGCAGCATTTACGTTGGGGTAAGATTTCCGGCTCATGATTCGATGATTTTCAGAAACGGGTTAGTGGCTTTCTTCTGCCCCGCCAGGCCAATCAGACGCTGGCGGCTGCTGGGGTCGAGTCCGAGCATTGCCCCCGTACTGCTCATCTCGGACTCCTGTTCTTTTTTGGCGGTCAGCTCCGGATTTTTGACCATACCGCCCATTGCACCGGTGATGGTGTTGCCCTGTCTGGCAATATTTTTCACGGCACGTCGCCAGAACTCGTAGGCCACGCACCACCGCTCAAGCACCGCGAGGTCAGTCACGCACAGCAGGCCCTGACCGCAGAGTTCTTTAGTTGTCAGTTGCCACATGATCGTAGCGAGAGGGAGATCTTCTTCAGCGAACCACTCCGGTGGCTCAACACCTTTGATGGGCGTAAAAACAGGTTCATCTTTATTCAGGGCTCGCTTGCCGGGGTTTCCGGCCTGCGCCTTGCGCGCCGTTGGCTTGGGGCGACGCCCGGAACGCCCCGCCGTTCCAGCCATATGCGGCACTCCTGGTTAAATTTCATTTTTCGCGGGTATAAAAAAACGATGGGGCGGGCAGTCCGGAAGACGTCAGGTCACAGGGATGTGACCCGCCCCTCCCCTCAGACAGTTGAGAGTTATTATCACTTTAACCGTTCACGGGCCGTCTTCGCCTTATGACACGGCCAACACAGACTCTGCAGATTACAGTCGGCATCAGTGCCGCCATGCGCTTTAGGGATGATGTGGTCAACGGTTTTCGCCTCACGCACCACACCGGCACGCAGACATAACTGACATAAACCTTTGTCACGCTTCAGCACACGCGCGCGGATAGCGTCCCACTTCGAACCATAACCGCGCTGATGACGGGACTGACCTGGCTTGTATTGCTTCCAGCCTTCGCTTTTGTGGCTTTCGCAGTAGCCTGACGGGTCTGTGGTTGTAGAGCGGCAGCCGCGAACACGGCAGGCTTTTGGGGTTCGTGGTGGCATTGGTAAGCTCCAATAAAAAAGCCACCATCGATTGCTAGTGGCTTAGCATCTACTAATGTTACTAATGTGAAGAGTAGGTTTATTTTTTCTTCTTATTTAACTTATCTAAATTGACGGGATCTTTCCCTGTGGCAGCTAAACACCAAAAAGAATAACTCTTTTGCATGACATAGGTTCTAATTCTCTCTAATGTTTCATTATATTTTTTCTCAACAACCTGTATCGCATGTTCAAATAAATTAATCATATCAACATGCTCGTCCTCGACACCAATCATGCTCAGTTGTTTTCTATCTGTCACTGCTTGATAAAATGTTTTCCCATTTTTCCTTATTAGTAACAATGAAGTTTCTGCTGACTCATAGTCTTGGTTGCCGCTATGTGCTGCAAAATTATGCCTGTAGTTAATAATACAGTCATGCAACCCAAAATATTCAGAATCAAGCCAATCACGCTCCATCTTTAACTTTCTCCCTTTAGCTTCAGAGAAAGCTTTACCATAAAACGTTAGGCTTGCCACAAATAACGCTCTAATTTCACTTGATAAATCTAGATCAAGTATATTCCCGTATAACTTGCCATCTGTCCTTAATTCGTTTCTCCCTGCCAGTTCATTAGCTATTTGGTACCACTCTTTAGCACTTTTTAAGTCCCTATGAATTAGGGACAGTGAAGATGCTCTATCGGCAATACGCCCACTCAATTTTATGCGATCTACAATTTCATTATTGAATGTATAAACCGCTTTAAATTCCCCCGTTTCGGAATCAATATAATATTCAACATCTAACCCTTCATATGATTCACACCCGGGACCTTCTAATTTTTTTCTTTTCATATAGAATATCCATATACGTTTCAATTCTCAGTCAGCATAGTAGAAAAAAAAGATGTCCAGATCCATACATCGAAAGCAATTTTATTTTTCACACTGACTAGAGATATAGTCCTGCAATGCTCTTATCTGTTTATAACTGATTTCAATTCTCTCTCTGAGGGTGAAATAATCCCGTTGAGCGGTGTCAGTAAGTCGGGGGGCGGTAGCATCATCCAGGCTGGTGGTAATGGTCGTTGATTGCACTCTCGGGCAACTAGCGGCGAGGAACAGCCGCTTAGTGCCAACAGCAACATCACGCTGAAGCTGTTCAATAGTTGCTTTAGCATTTGCAAGTTCTCCGGTGTATTTCGCATCGAGCGCAGAAACATCACGCTGGCGCTGCTGCATCTCAGTAATGGTGGCGTTCGCCTGGCTGAGTTTTTCCTTCGCTTTATCGCGCTGTTCTTTGTAGGCGATGGCGTTATCACGATAATGATTAACAGCCCATGATAGGCAGACGATGGTGCAGATAACCAGAGAGGACAGAATCGCAGTTACTCTACTCATATAGCTGAATTTCTCTGACCGTTCCGCCCGATTCTTTGAATTTTTCAATCAGGCTGTCAACCTTATGTTCGAACTGACCATAACCAGCGCCCGGCAATGACGCCCAGATATTGCTGCAACGATCAATAGCCTGACGGATATCGCCGCGATCAATCATCGGTAAAGCACCACGCTCTTTAATCTGCTGCAATGCCACAGCATCCTGGCTTTTTGGAGAGAAGTCTTTCAGCCCAAGCTGCTTACGGTAAGCATCCCACCAGCGTGAAAGAAGCTGATAACGTCCTGCGGCTGTTGATTTAAGTTTCGGGTTTAGCGTGACAAGTTTGCGAGGGTGATCGGAGTAATCAGTGAACAGTTCACCTCCGACAATAACGTCATAACCGTGGTTACGTGTCGGTTGTCGCCCGTTATCCGTTCCTTCTGACCATGCCACCATATCGAGGAAAGCTTTACGCTGGGAATTTAGTACCTGCATAAATTACTCCTTAGAGCCACCAAACTTATTACCGATTACTCTCATTGCAGCCCCACGAATAGCATCGACCCCGATCAGCCCAACGCCGCCACCAATGGCAACAGAAAGAGATTTAGGCCATCCGACATACTCAAGAGCGGATGCAAAAGTCAGCGTCAGAGCACCACAGAGCAAAATCTCGAGCGTTTTTCGTTTCCAGCCACCACCACCGCCAAAATAGGCAATGCGCAAGCCAGCCATAACGATCGACATAATCACTGCGCCCAGCGGTGTGTCTCCACGCCACCAGCTCTGGACCAACTCCAGCCAGGTATTTGGGTTATGAGGCATTTGTAGTTATCTCTCACCTCGCTGATACAGCAGGTGCAAATTGAGGGAACATCATGTACCGCAAATCAGAAGCGGAAACATCAAAGAAGCCGAACCGATGGAGAACTGCGGAATAGGCCAGGACCAACGAATCCCCAGCCACAGAAACGACAAAACCCGCTCGACGGCGGGTTTAAGCTGTGTGGCGAAGTAACCACTCTTAACAGATTACAATGTTTTTTGCGGACCGCGCTAATGATTTCCTCTTTTTTTTGTTGTATTTTTCACACGGTTGCTAAAATTATTTCGGATCGATAATGAGTACAGAAAATAAGAATAAAACCAGGCGAGTGAGAGTTGGTTTTTTCACTGGTAATGGAAGCAAAAAAGATGGCACATCTGCTGCAAAACTAGCCTTTGAGCAAATGACCACAGCAGATACTGTAACTTTTCCAATAACTTACACAACAGACACCCCAAGTCGAGGGTTAAAGTTAGTTATTCTTCAAAAAGATACCACACTGCAATGTTACTTTGGTTACGTATCGTGGAGAAGGGAATGCCTACTACCGTTCATCGAGGATGCTACAGGTAGTGAGAGAACAATTCCTTTAAATGATAAAGATTCTGTAGTTGAAAGAACATATTTTATCTATTACTACGAAACGGACTTATTAGCTATGACCCTCAACCATATAGGGCCCAAAGTAAATGATCTGGCATTCATTTTGTATAACAAAACTGATTTAAAAAGCGTCACTTTTGAAGCCATTTGGAAACAAGAGAGCATGAAGGAACTGCTTGAGGACGGAAATATCCTACGTAGTTTCGATCTTATAGTTGCTGCTCCAAGAAACTTTAACAAAGCTAATTATAAGATTAAAAACCCTTTAGCTAATGAAATTATTGACATGGTTGTTGGTATGGGCGGGTCGCATCTAAGATTAAATATGCGAGGTCGGATTCGCCCGAAAAAACAAGGGTTTAACTATCTAAAAACTTCTGTCACCGATGCTATTAAGGAACTACTTGAACTTTTTCCAAAAGGTTCTGGAGGTCTAAAAATTAAAAAAATTGATGTAACAGAGCCATCCAATAGAACGCCCAAAAGTCTACTTGACCAAGTATTGGTCAGTACAAAGACAATCATTGTCAAAAGCGGTTATCCATCCGATTCTGATATCAGAACGGCGATGATATCTGCTAAAATTGATAACGCGAACTATCTTGCACAGTATGAGCTCGCTAGCAGAGACTAATAACCAAGCATGGAGGACACAATGAGAGAATTAGCCACTTTTCTCTGGAAATGCGTCCTCTGGATTCTGTTGACCTATGCAGCGACAAAACTGTTTAAACCGATGAAGCATGCTGACGTACTCACAACAGCGGGGGTGCTCTCGACTATATCAGGCATCCTGTTTGGTTTTGTTCTGGCTGCAATATCTATATTTAGTAGTGCAAACAGCGATAAGGAAGGAGCAATTAATGCCCTTAAGCAAAACAACGTGTTACCAACTCTGGTAAATAGATTACTTTCAACAGGGTTAACTCTCATCGTCGCATGTATATTTCCATTGATAGCGATGTTTCTACCTGATGATGTTATTGTTGCGGGCAAACCTATTGATTTCCTGTTCATACTGTTAGGCTTATCCTCCCTTATAATTTCGCTATATACCTTCGGAAGGTGTTGGTTAGTGTTACGAAAAATCTTCCCCCACTTGTGACAGGTTGGCCTCATATGGGGCCAACCTGTGCAACCCTAAGCGTCCATTTCAAGGTTAAAATCCAACATTGAAAGGCAACCATCAATAAATCCTTCGGCTAGTTGTATTTCTATGCGTACCAATTTTTCATCCTTTCCACGCACCTTTGCAATCTTACGCTTGGATATTCTGTATAAATAATGTGCCACAAGCAGCGAGTGCTCATCTGGCTTTTTTTGCTTTAGACGAGCAAGACAACCTTCAATAATTAATGCATCACTATCTGAACAAGCCTGACGTGTTTTGCTTGTGTAGGGAAGAAGCCCCTTAAACCCAGCAGCTATAGGCGAATAGTCTACTCCAGAACTATCACTCGCCGCCCATGCTCCCCAACGCTCCAGAACCATCTGAATATCACGCATCAACTTTCTCCACCAAATCAGGCCAACACCCCAATCGCCAGCGCGCGATCGATAAAACGAAATATCAGCTCCAGTTGGGAGCCATACTTCTCTTCAAATGCCACGGTATCCGCATGCAGCTCGTCGTGATGCTTTCTGCACAAAGGCAACACAAAGAGGTCATGCGCTTTTGTACCCATTCCACCCTGACCGTGACCTATCAGGTGGTGGGGATCATCAGCAGGCTTTCCACAACATGCACACGGCTGTGTCTTAACCCAGCGCGTGTACTTTTCATTAACCCAGCGGCGGCGTTTTGGGCGTAACATAAAAGACTCCAGCGACTCCGGATCCACTTTCAGCGCCAGCACCTTTTTCGCTTTATCCTGGATAATGCTGGTGGCAGGAACCGAAGGCACAAGGTCACTTTCCCGGGTGACCGCCTGCACAACAGGCTTCGGTAATCTCAGTGCCTTACGGGCTGCACTTTCCGGTAAGGCATCCGCCAGGTCATTACGAATCAGCCACCAGCACAGTTCCGGTATTGTCACAACGTGACTATCATCAAAACCGAGATCCCGACGCACAACAGACAACACCCAGCGGGCACAGTTATCCGTTGCCATTGATTCCAGCCGTTCCGTGAACTGATCGCGCAGCTGGTTATCGCAGTGCCAGCACAAACGGATTGCGCCCGGAGCGTGTCGCATTGTTGTCATGTTCTCGCTGTGCCAGTCGGAATGAGGCCACTGGCAGCCTTTTTCACGAAGTAACCAGCTTTCAAGACATTCCACGCCACCAGCACGACGGATCACTGCCTCATTGCGGAATACGGCCCGAACGGCAGGATCATCCGCCAGCGGTTGTGATGCCGCCGGAACGGCACCACTGGCGAAAGATGAATAACGTTCCGGCTCAGGCTCCAGCAGGACACGCCCCTGCATAAACCTGTCTCTTGATCAGATCTCCTGATCAAGAGACTTCATCACCAGGTAACCCTCAACCATATCCTGAAGTCTGAACCAGCCATCCCACAT